GCCCAGCAACTAAAAAGAATAGTGGCCGAATTATATCCAGAAATGGAAAGCCTATTATAATACCGTCAGAAGCCTATAAGAATTATGAAGATGCTTGTATGTGGCAATTAGCTGGGAAGAAACTGCATATATCTGGCATCATCGTTGTTGAATGTAAATACTATCTACCAAATAAAAGAAGTTGGCCGGATTTAATCGGGTTGCTACAGGCAACTAGCGATATCTTAACAAAAGCCGGCGTGATTGATGATGATAAATGGATATGTTCATATGGTAATAGCTGCATAGCTGGTATTGATAAAGATAACCCAAGGGCAGAAATACGCATTATGGATAGAAAAAATAAAGTGTTGGAAGCGTTATTGAAATGAGGGGCAATAAATGAAACTACTAAATAGGATTAAACGCATATTTGGATATAAACGATATAATGCGGACGTTATCAAGGTTAAGCGATGCATGCCGGGTGTATTATTGCCAAAAGCTGGCAGCGAAGATGCTGCCGGCATGGATTTTTACCAGCCGGAAGGCGTAGTAATTGAACCGCATCAAACGCAATATGTAACGCTAGGTTTGGCGGTGGAAATTCCAAAGGGGTATATGTTAATGCTGGCGCCACGATCTAGCATGAGCAAAACGCCGTTAATAATTCCGAATTCGTTTGGGGTGATTGATGCGGATTATAGGGGCGAAATTAAGGCAATTCTACACAATACCAGCGATACGCCGTATTTAATTCAAAAGGGCGATAGATTAGTACAGGGTATTATGGTACCAATTGGCGCATTAAAGTTGTTAGAGGTTACACAATTAACCGAAACGGCGCGCGGTGCTGGTGGTATTGGTAGCACGGGAAAATAGCTATGATTAAATTATTGTTTGATGCTGCATTGTTATTTTCGCTAGTGATAGCATTAATTAAATTAGTATCAATATTTACGATGTAGTTGATAAGGGGCAATATAAACGCCCCTTTGATACAAATAGGCGAAAGGGGAAATGTGTAATGCCTATTATTGATCCGATGTATTTGTACTTGATTGAGGTACTACATAATTTAGACGTGTTTAATCAAGGCGTTTTTATACTGGCATCAAGTATAATGTTTATGCTTGTAATTTTTTACAAGGAAAGTTTCAAGTATAACGAAGATAAAAAAATTAAGAAATATATTTGTATTTGCGGGGTTGTGTGGTTAATGTCGTTTTTTATTTGTGTTTTTGTACCTACCAAAGATGCGATGTATAAAATGCTGCTGGCGCACTATGTAACAACTGATAATATCCAAATCGTAAACGATGCCATTAAAACCAATTTACAAGACTATTTAAACATGTTAGGGGAAACAGTTAAGAACATGCGATAATGAACCATACGGGGGATATATGACGGATAAAGAATATAGAGAAATAGGCAAGGAATTCCTAGAACCGATTAAACTAATATCAATGAAAATTAAATCATTGAAAGAAGATCTAAAGCATTTGCAATCCGATATAACAACGATTGGGGCAGTTGATTATAGCAAGGAACGTTTAAGCGGTGGCGGAACGCCGGGCGGGTTAGACCGTCAAATAGTACGCCTTGAAAGTAAACGCGATGCGGTACATAAAGAAATAGGCGCATTAATTGATGAACGCGAAACGGCGGCGGAAATCATCAATCAATGCACCACAGGGAAAACAAATATATTATTAATGCGTGAGTATATAGACGGCGAAAGCGCTAAATATGCGAAAAGTTTCACCAATTTAGGAAAAACGCAAGCCAGCGAATTAAAAAGGTTAGGCCTTATCAATGTAGGTAAATTTTTACATGAAACGTATTACCCTAGCATGTATACTGCTAAGACGGTAAAAGTCGAACTATACCGAACTACATCGGAATAGTACGGAAAAACCATATATAGTATAATTATATTGTCAAATGATGCTTAAAAGGTCATTGGCGTAATTCTCCTATATATACGATGCACATGGGGAACTTTGGGCCGTTCCCCTATTGTGTATTGTAAACCGATACCGATAAAAAGAATTCCTTTCAAACAAACACAATGCCATTGAGAACAATCCTATCAAATATATGTACTACCAAGCACAACAACAATAAGCATAATAAACCTAATTTCATGTGATCCATATCGGTATTGGTTTAGAGTACACATATAAGCATTGAAAACTGGGGCCGTTCGGTTTCCTAGGAACTAGGCCACAGGCCTACGCCGTGGCGAGTGCGGCGGTATGGCTCCGGTTTTGAGTGTTTAATACAACAAAAATGAATAAAATTATAAGAATATGAGGTATATCCACGGCGATATATCTCATTTTTTGTATAAAAGTAACATTTGATTATTGAAAACTGAACATGCTACATTTTTTATAAGGTTTTAGACCAAAATAACACGAATTGCTTCCATGTCATAACTACTGTGGCGTGTTCGGTTTTGAGTAATTAAAAAAGCCGCTATTATCTAGCGGCTATCATTTGGCGTATTTGATTATTCATTTCTTTCTGATATTCGTCTACGGTATCAAATATTGCATCCCGTAGGTTGAAGGCAGCGAACGCATCATATATCGAATTAGTACGACGGCGAAGCAATTCGCATTTTTCAGCGATATAACGAAGCATCATAACAATGTTGCTTAAATCGTCATAACCTAGTGTTTGAATTATGCCGTCGTTATTGTACTTGATGCCGGTATATGCTGCTTGTAATGTTTCGATACTGTTTAATTCGTTGTATCTGATCGCGTTTTTAATTTTTTGAATAGTCATTTGCATTGTTTTATTCTCCTTTTGGTTAAGTGATTGGCGGTAGTGGTTATCCTACCGCCTTTATTTTGTTATTCGTAGTAGTGGCAAGCAATAACTTCTTTTGTGTTATTGTCGATTAGTTGCCATTCAAAACCGAAACTCATTGTACTAATGAAATTGGAAGCATCTGTTTTGTTTTCAAATTTCCATGTTTTGTTTGTGTTTAAGTCTTTAAGTGTTAGCATTTTAATTTCTCCTTTTTGCTTAATTGCGTTTTGTGATGTATCTTATGGCTTTATTATACTTGTGTTTTCGCAAGTAGTCAATAGGGAAATTAAAAATTTTTCAAAAAAGTTTGTGAAGGTGGTGAAAAGCTAGTGAATATCATATGTACAAAATCAAAATGTCTTAATAACAAAGGCGGTAAATGTACGGCCAGCGAAATATATTATGACGGTTTATGTCAAACATATTGCACTAGCCAACACGCAGCCAAGCAAGTTGCCGGAATATGTACGCGATCACATGGCAGAATGAAAAGCAAAGATAACAATATACTACGATAGGGGGTGAAACAATGGCTAAAACTACATATAAGGATTGGGAAGCAGATGAAAAGATTTTACTGCTTCAAGGCTGGGCGCGTAACGGCTTAACAAATGAACAGATTGCCGGCAATATGGAAATTGCAGTTTCTACCTTATGGGAATGGCGTAAGAAGTCGCCCAAAATATCGAACGCCCTAAAAATAGGCAAAGATGAAGCAGATATACAAGTAGAAAATGCATTGTATAAAGCAGCACTTGAAGGAAATACAACGGCCATGATTTTCTGGCTTAAAAATCGACGTTCTAAAGAATGGCGCGATAAGATACAACAGGAAATCACAACAGAAAGCGCCGTTAAGTTGGTTATTGATAACAATGAATTGAGTGATACAGATGAGTAAAACAAATCTGTTTCGTGATGTAATTCGGCCAACACCTAAGCAAAAAGAATTCTTGCGAGCAGTTAAAAGTAACATATATACGCTATATGGTGGCGCTGCTGGTGGTGGTAAATCGTATATACTCCGTTGGGGTTTAATATGGCTTTTAATTGACTGGTACATTAAAACAGGAATTAAAGGCATACGCGTTGGGTTGTTCTGTGAGGATTATCCAAGTTTAGATGATCGTCAAATATCCAAAATCAAAATGGAGTTTCCGGAATGGTTAGGAAGCTATAAAGAAAGCAACCATGAATTCACACTAAATGATGAATTAGGCGGCGGCGTTATTTGTTTCCGTAACCTAGACAAGCCAAGTAAATATTTATCTAGTGAATTCGCTGCTATTGCTATTGATGAATTAACCTTGAATAGTCGCGACGTGTTCGACTTCTTGCGTATGCGGCTCCGCTGGACTGGTATAAGTGATACTAAATTAATCGCAGCAACTAACCCGGGCGGTAAGGGTCATATGTGGGTTAAAGATTTATTCATAGATAGAAACTTTACAAAAGAGATGCAGCCGTTCGCCGATAAGATTGCATATATCCAAGCAAGGGCAAGCGATAACCCGCATCTATCACAGAGTTATGTAGATGCACTTAACACGTTACCAGAAAAACTACGTAAGGCCTATCTGGAAGGCGATTGGAATATATTTGAAGGTCAAGTGTTTACAGAATTCCGCACAGATAAGCATGTAATAGAACCGTTTGAAATACCGCATCATTGGCAACGGTATCGTTCAATGGACTGGGGTTATACGAAACCATATGCAGTATATTCCTATGCGGTTGATTATGACGACGTTTTATATATTACTGGCGAATATTACGGCTGCAAGCCGGGCATGCCGGATACTGGTACACAGGAAACGGCGCGGGAAGTTGCGCAAAAGATAGAACATTTGAAAGACTATCAAGGTGTGGCAGACCCCGCAATATGGCAGCGAACAGGGCATGACGGCCCAACGATTGCGGAAATATTCGCAACCGAGGGCGTGTACTGGGTGCGTGCTGATAATGATAGATTGGCCGGACTTATGCAAGTGCATCAACGACTTAAAGAAGGCAAGCTAAAGATATTTAGTAATTGCGTGCATCTAATACGCACGTTACCAGCTTTAACTTATGACAAAATTAAAGTGGAAGATGTAGATACAAAGCAAGAAGATCATGCGTATGATGCGGTGCGTTATATGTGTATGGCTAGACCGGTTAAATCAGTTAAACCAGATAAGCCATTTAATGACGGTTATAAATATGTTGATGATAGCGAAGGAGATATAAGCGCATGGGGCGTATGAGTGAAAGGGCGTTGCGTGATTACGCCTTTAAGGTTCTTAAATCGGAATACGGCGAACGCGAAGAAAAAGGCGTTATTATTCCGGCAAAATATACAGATGCAGAACTAGCGGAATTCGCAAAAGCAATGCCGCAATGGCAGTTAGAACAGATGTACGATATGATTTATGGTTCTGAAATGGTGGAGTAATGGATATAGAAAAAACTACTTTTGATATATACGAAGCAAAACAAAATGTAAAAAGTGCATTAGCTGCCACGTCAGAATGGCGCAAGGCTGCTGCCGAAGATTTTGCATTTATGCAAGGTAAGCAATGGCAAGACGGCGATTTAAAGAAAATGCGCGAAGCTGGACGGCCAGCGATTACGATTAATAGAATTAGACCGGTGATTAATCTGTTATGCGGTTATGCATCACAGAACGAAACAGAACCGGACTTTTTACCACGTTCCGAAGAAGACGATAGAATAAGCCGGGTTGCCAAAGGTATTACAAAATACTGTTTAGACCGTGCGAACTATCAACGCAATAAGGGCAAATGTTTCCGTGATAAGATTATTTGCGGTTTAGCCAATTACTGGGTATCTTATGAATTCGACTATACGAAGTTAGACGGCACTATCCAAATTGAACGTGTTTCTCCGTTTGATGCTTTCATAGATCCGGAATGTAAGAAAGACGATTTAAGCGATGCGCAATATGTTGGGCGTTATAGTTGGGAAAGCTCCGCTAAACTAAAACAAGTGTATCCGGATAAAATCAATGAAATCGATGCACTTAAACATAAATACGATGATACCGAACAGGAAGCCGGCATAGTTGAAACGGTAGACGGCGAAGCATTATGGTATAACAACAATTACAATAAAATTCGTGTAGTGCAATACTGGTATAAAGAATACAGTAAAAAGAACGTATACATGACAAAAGAGGGTTTAATTGATGAAGCTAACCCGTTATTTGTTGTATTAATGGCTACAGGCAAAAAGCCTACAAGTATTCCAGATACTAAAATCAGATATGCAACGTTCGCCGATGATGTTCTATTGGAAGAGGGCGAAAGTCCTTATAAGCATGGTAAATTCCCGTTAGTGCGTGAATATTGCTATTATACAGGCGAATTGGTAGATGATGAACTAGAACCGGCTGGCGTAGTGCGCGACATTAAAGATGCACAAAGGGAATTGAATAAAAACCGAAGTCAACGCATGCACGTTGTAAACCAACAGTCTTTAGGCGTGAAATTTTGGCAAGGTCAATTCACGGAACAACTTAAACAAACAATCAAGAAGGATAGCACAAAACCGGGCGCCAATATATTCCTACCGCCGGGCGTATCATTCACAGACGGCACGCCGGCAATGGATAGCGGTATTAATATCAGCCTTGAGCAACAATCAAGCAATGATTTCTACGCTATTTCTGGCATTACTCCGGAAAGCCTTTCCGGTAGCGTTGGCAGTATGAGCGGCAAGGCAATCGATTTAAGACAATCAGTTACAACCGTTCAAACGGCTGGTATATTTGAACAGTCGAAGGAAGCAGAACGCCAAATTGTTAAACTATTATGGGGCGAGAAAAACGCACCGGGTTTAATTCCTCAATTCTACAACGAAGCCAAAGCAATGCGCATTATGGGCGACGACGGGCAAAAAGAATTTGTACAGATTGCACCGGGTTTAAATCAACCGATGCAAGAACAAGTATTAACCGATGCACTAGGGCAACCGATGCACGACGAAGAAGGCAATCCGATTAAACAAGTACTATATGATCTATCCGCGTTTGATTTTGATATCGTAATTACTACTAGCCAAGCAAGCGCAACGGCAAGACGTGCTAACCTATATCAATTATTGGAAGCTAAGAAGTCCGGCGTTGATATTCCTATGGATATCATTCTTGATTTCATGGACTTCCCAGAAAAAGAAACGGTTAAGAAACGCATGCAAGAAGCAGCAGAAAAACCAGCACTACCAGAATTGCGTGTTAGCGGCAGCATAGACGATATGCCAGCGGAAGCGTTGAGCATGTACTTGCAAACGCTAGGTGTACAGATTTCACCGCAACAAATTATGGCGGAGCGGTTAGCCTTGAAAGGTAAACAACAAAACATTCAAAATGCACCGCCAATTTCACCGCCTATGAACGATTTAGGCACTATGTAATATAAACTATCAACACAATAACAAACGCTCCGTACAGGGGCGTTTTTATACATTTCGCCCTAAGTAACGGCGTTAAAAGGCTTGCTTATACATTATCGCCCGGCAACGGCGTTAAACTGCCATATTCTTATATTCGTCCGGCAATGACGTTAAAAGGCAATAAGGGGTATTTGATATGAAAGACGAATTAGTAAACATCGAAGAAGCTGGTTTCACGCCGGAAGATTTAGAAAACACGGGCGTTGAATTGGAAACAACCGAAGAAACGGATACACAGGAAACTGCACCAGATGAACCCTCTACAGATGATGCAGCGGAAAGTGATGCGAATGATGCGGAAGTAGAACCGGAAGCGCCGAACACAAACGAAGAAACGGAAGAAACGCATGCGAACGATCATAACTTAAAGGCGGCACTTGCACAGGAACGCGCAAGACGTAAAGCGGCGGAAGAACGTGCTAGACAATATGAAGCACAACAACGGCCAATTACATTGCCAGACGAAGAAGTATCAAATATTCGCGACTTTGTACGCCGTGAAGCATTGAAACGCTTTAATATCACGGCGGAAGATTTAGAAAGTCTTATGTTTGAAGATGTACAAAAGTATAACGATTTCATTCGTTTTGAAGCCAATGCAGAATACACAATTACTAATCAGCAAATGGCGGTACATCAACAAAGACAAACTAACCTAAATTTCGTAAATGAAATTAAATCACTACCGAACTTTGGGGAATTATATCAACGTGGATTAGAAAAGCTAAACGGAATGACGATGCGAGATGCGCAACCGATTAATGATGCTTTTTATCGCGTTGATATTGGCGAAGGTACGGAAGCCGATTTTGAAACTATCAGAAAGTTTGTTACAGAATTGCAAAATGAACGGGCGACAAGTACCGAAGTACCGAATAACCCTTTACAAGTTGCGGCGACGTTGCCAAAAGCTGGCGCGTTAAATGGTGGCGTTCCTACACCTAACAAGGTAACGGAAGAAGATATTTTGAAAGCGTACCAAACAGGCAACCTTGATGCATTGCCGGACGATGTACGCAAATATTTTGACGAATTATAAGAGGTAAAACATGGCAGACCAAAGAAACCAAGTAAATATTCCAGCGAGTTTAGTACCTAAAGTATGGGCTAAAAAAGTATGGCATGAAGGCGTAAAAGATAGCTATTTTGATAAGTTTACAGCAATGGACGGTTCCAACGTTGTGCATCAAAACAAAGATTTAGAAAACGTAAAAGGCGATAGCGTAGTATTTGGCTTGATGATGAATTTAAACGGGCCGGGCGTTGAAGGTAATCAAAAATTATCTGGCGCCGAAGATACATTGAATATTTATGATTTCACAGTACAGACAAAATTAATCCGTAATGCGGTTTCTCGCTATGAAGCGGACGACCAAAAAACACAGTATAATATGTTGAAAGAAATTAAAGGCGCATTGACACAATGGCTTGCTGATTGGTTGGATAATAAATTGATGAGCGAATTATGTTCAACTCCTTCCTCTTCTAAAGAAGCGGTAGCCGCAAGTGCCGCCGGTACATATGCCAGCATTACGGCAAATGATAAATTAACAACAACTATTATTTCTCGTGCTAAACGCAAGGCGATGATGCATGCACCAAAAGTGCAACCGATTAAAGTTGACGGCATGGATAAATATATTATGCTTGTATCTCCGTGGGCGGCACGTGATTTAAAAGATGATCCAAAATGGTTGGCAGCGCAACAAAACGCAAATATTCGTGGTTCTAAAAACCCTATCTTTACTGGCGCATTAGGCGAATACGACGGCGTTATTCTTTATGAATACGAACGCGTAGTGTGCGATAACACTGGCGCATCTAGTGCGAATGTATGCCATAACTTATTATTGGGTAGACAAGCGGCATGCTTTGCAGTAGCAAGACCAGCTAAACACATTGAACAAACAGACGATTACGGCAACATTGCTGGTAATGGTATTGCGTTCTATGGTGAAGTTAAAAGAACAAAATTCAATAATAAAGACTACGGCTCTATTCAAGTATTAACTGGTGGCGTAGTAGAAAGCTAATTTTTGAATTATGGGCGGGGTAATACCCGCCTTTATTCTTATATGGGGTGAATATGAACGTAAAACAAGTTATCTATAGGGCGTTCATGCAAATAGGCGATACATCGCAAGAAACGTATACACCATATCAATTATTGGAGTATTACAACGAAGGCAATCACCTATTAAATGCCCTTATCGGTCAGTACTGCCCTAGTTTGGCACAGGCAACGCACGAAGATAACGGCACCGGACGGATTACGCTGCCCGGTCAATGTATAAGCGTGTTAAATGTCAAAGCCGATGATGCGGACGTACAGGCCTATCATGTATTGAATTTACAAACGATAGTATTTGATGCTGATCATGAGCAGAAAATAACCGTTGATTATATAATGACTGCTGGCTATAAGAAACTGGAAGATGAAAGCGGACTACCGGCAGAATTAGAGACGTTATTAGTTGATTACATCGTATATAGGGTTATGAACCTTGATATATCCGGCGTAACGGCGAATATGGTTAATGCGTTGCAATCCATTAATGACGGATTAGGCAATAATGAAAGCGTAATAGCGGAAGGGTACTGGAATTATGGTAGTAAGCGAATTGATTACGCTGGTTAATGTAGAGTCTAACGAAATATTAGATGAACAGTTGGAGTATATCCAATACATTAACGCAGCTATTGACTGGCTAACTACTATTCTAGTTAGCATTAAAGACCGCGAAGTAGTTAAGAATACAGATATACCGAATTTGAAAGCGGTTCCGTCCGATTTCATGGGGTTCGTTCCTAAAAGCGGTTATCCTATCCGCATCATAAACGGAACATTTGAAACCTATGACGGGGAAACAGTTAATCAAGTATTTTATAGTGTACGTAAAAACCACGTAGACGAATTAGACGATACTATCCCGTTTTCTGAATTCTTTCATCAATATTTAGTGCAGCTTATATCTTTCATGGTTAAGAAAAAATCACTTATGACGGATTACGCTGCCTATGATAAACAATTCATTGACTACATAACGGAACAGATCAAGGCGGCAAGAGGTATAGCATAATGGGCGTTAAACAGGTGGCAACTACAAACGGGTTCCGGCTGGGCCTTGATTGGAGCAACCCGCCGGAAAATATCGACGTGCAAGCGCTAACACAGGCGCAACAATGCGAATTCGATAGAACAGACAACGCACTCCGTACCGTTCCGGGTATTCGTGTATTGTATGATTTTGGACTACCAATAGAAACGCTATATCATGATGTGTACCGTAATAAGTGGTACTTTTCTAGTGGCCGAAATTTGTATGAAACCGATTTTAGCGGTAATACACTATTAGGCACATTGAATGGTACCGAACGGCCGAAATATCATGCGTTTGGCGGTGATATTCTCATAGCCAGCGGTGATAAATTGCAAGCCATTTCCGGTGCTGGTAAGTTATCCACTATTGAAAGTCCGGCATGTGATATAGTATCAAGTCATTCCGGGCGTGTACTGATTGCATCGACTAATTCGCATAGGTTGAATTGGTCGGCAGTTGGCGACTACAACGCATGGAACCATAACAGCAACGATGCATCTAGTGCGCAATATGTAGACGTTGGATATAAAGACCAAGGCAGCATCATTGCGATTGATTTCTTATCACGTGCAATTATCGTATATAAAGAATACGGGCGCGTGTATCAAGTAATTGGCACGCCAGATGCGCAGAATTTAACCGTATATCCTTTATCCTCTACCGGTTATTGTAGCGGTGCAACGGTAAGCGTTGATGATCGTAGCTATTATTTAGGTAATCAAGGGTTCATGTCTTTCATGCCTACAAATACTTATGCAGAAATACAACCGTTTGAAACTGGCTTGAATATCAATTCTTATTTGTTAAAGTACATAACGAAAGATTGCGAAGTATGGCATATATCCAGTAGAAAACAAATCTGGATTAAACCATATAACGGCGATACTGTATTTATATATCACTACTTGCCACGATATGAGGACGGAAGGGGCGTTTTTACATCAAGAAAATTCACGCATAACATCAATGATGCGGTGAATGTGGATAAAGAAGTATACATAGCATACGGCAATAAGATAGGTATTCTTGATGAAACAATAGATACCGACGATACGAAACAAATCCAAACATCAATTATCAGCGGCAACAGATTGGCAACACGTCAATTTGTGTTGATTATGAACTATAATTTCGTAACGCATAATCTTATTCCCGGTTATGGCACTATTGGCATATCGAATAAGAAGCCTAAGCCGATTAACTTTTCAAGTAAAGCAACCAAAACATACTATGCGAATGAAAAGCTATACGAAGCCAAAACATTGATGAATATCAACGAATACACGAAGGCGTATAAGATTGGCGGCGGTGCAAATCGTAATGTACAATTTAAAATCAATGTTCAAAAGGGCGCTATTTCGTTACGCCAATTAGATTATACATATGAGGAAGTTTAATATATGGCATATAAAGAAAAATACCCTTTGGATATAACGCCACAGGGCGATACTGTACAAGATAGTATTAAGAAAAACCGCGATGAATTATTGAACGTTGCGCAACAAATCGAACTCAAAGCTGGCGGCGGTGGTGGTACTGGCGGCGGTGGTGGTACTGGTGGCCTACGTAATAGGGTATTGAGTGGTAAAGTAAGCAATGGTGAATTCTCATTCTTAACCGGCGATAACCTAAGCGTAATGATTGACGGCAGCCAAACGCCTGTATTATTATCATTCGCCGACGGTTTCAACGATTACGGCGCGGTTGATTATATCCAAACGATTAACCGTAAACAAAGCGTATGGAGCCTACCGGCTAATAGTACATCGTATTTATACGTTGAACGTTCAGCATCTGGCGGCCTAACTTATGGCAGTACAACTCTTGAACCAATTCGCCAGCCTAATACACCAGCAGCGGCAACGGATAAAATGTACTACAACACTACAAACGAAAAAATGTATGTGTATACTGGCACGTATTGGAAAGCTATATTGCGCGTAGTGGTAGCAGTTGCCGTTACAGATGCAACACGGGTAAAGTCAATCAAGTATTATGATCCAAATGTAAACACCGCAACAGATGCCGTAATCGGCACGCGTACGGTTGACGGTAAAGACTATGCATTAACGGAAATTCTAAACCAAATGGCGGAAGCTATTAAAAAGATTGCTGGTGATGCTAATTTTACAAATAACCCAAGCCGAACATTAAAAACCATTACGGATACAGTAAACGGGTTAAGTAACGTATATTACAAGAAAACGGATACAGTAGCCAACGCAACGCACGCAGTCGATGCAGATAATGCTACACATGCAACAATTGCCGATAATGCAACAAACGTTGCGACGTGCGTTAAAAAGGCCGGCGATACCATGACGGGTACGTTAAAGGTTCCGGGCCTTTCCAATGACTCAATCGATTTAGATTATCTTGCTAACAACAAGGCTGGTTATAGCGGTTTCACGTTTGGTGAATTAAACAACTATCGCATATGGGGTACTGCATATTGGGGTATTGGCGCCATGTTTCCGTGGAATACAAGCCAAGACCGCATATTAGGTACTCAACTTTATTTTGCTAACAGTAACGCGGCCTTTATTCGTTTCGATACAAATACGAAGGGTATGAATGAATGGCAACGCATCGCAACGTTTGAAAATAACAATACGTTGACATTCCCGAATGGCGCAAAGTTAAAGGTGGAATAATATGCCTAATCTAGTACTAGAAAATAACGGTCAAACATACCGTTTCGGACTTAACACAGATAAATCCGTAACAAATGGTAAGGCGGTACCAGTAACATATAACGGCGTTGATTACTACGCACGATATGGAAACGATGCAACACCGTTAAAAATCGAAGTGAACGGCCAGACGCATTATATCCAATATGATGCCATAGAATTTGCGCGCTTTTATTGGGAACGCCGTGCAAGTGATATAAGCGGATACAGTACAACTTTGTTTTTCCCTAAAGGGCGGTATCGCGTAACGCTTGACGGTAGCAATAACAGAAGCTGGGATATCAATGTTAATGATAGCGGCAATAGAACCGTATCAATCAGTTTTCCGGGTTCTATGAATAACAAGCGTTTAGACTGTTCAATAAGTGGTGTATTTAATAATTACGTCGTATCTGGTTATAACTGGAATAGAGTAACGATTGAACGGATAGGGGATTAATGATGCAACTTGAAAGCCTTGAAAGCATGATAAAAGACTATGAACGGCGCACGGGCGAACGTATCAGCCTTGAAGGTTTTTATTTCGATGAAAACAACAATTACAAAGATAAATATAACTACTACTTTAAATGGTTCCCTAATGCTGGGTTCTTATTCTGGACTATCAACGAACATGACGGCGAACGATATTTTACTATCTGGCAGACATACGGCGATATGAAAGTAATAGGTAAATACATTGTGGAAGTAATGAATATGAATGATCTTGATGTAATTGTAACGGCAACACATCGAAGCGTGCGCGGTTTCATTAAAAAGTGGAACATGGAACGTGTTCCAACTATGGACTATACCTATAATGGGTTTGATTACAAAGTACTGAAAACGGTGCGAAAACACCTTGAAGCGACTTTGTAGAAAGGAAAAGCATGTTTAAATTTGACTTGCAATTATTTGGCGGCGGCGGTAAAAAGTCGAAGGTAAGCAGCATTGATGCAAAACTGCCTACGGCAACGGCCGACGAAAAGCAACTATTACAAGGCCAAATGGATTGGATTAATAACACCAATCGGAGCGCCAACACCTTGCAAGGTATGGGCGATGCGGCCTTGAATAACGTGATAACGCCAGAATACGGCAATATGTATAATACGTATTTAGGCGCTAACCGTGGCAATCAAAATGCAATCGGTGCGTTGCAGAACCTTGTAACAACTGCCGGCGCCAAGAATTTAACGGATAACACACGGTATGCAAATCAGTTAGCGGCTAGCGTTGATAGTATGAACAACGGCGCAAGCCAACTGGCTAACGAATATAACGGTGCATTGCTTAATAATCAAAGTGCAATGGATAGCATTACAAACGGCCAACTACCAACAGGCTACGCAGATGCTAGACGGCAAGCGTTAAACAATGATTTACAGGCAACTGTAGGCAATGCAGTTTCTGGCCTAGCAAGTCGCGGCATTGTGAATTCATCTATTACAGATAATGCATTAAATGATATTAGCAAGAACGCATCTAATACACTTGCGGCACAATATTCAAATGATTTGAACCAAGCGGCGGCACTCAATACGCAAGCGCTTAATAATAATTTAAGCGGCATCGGTGCAAAAATGGGGTTATGGGGTAATACCTACAACAACAATCAAAACGGCATTATCAATCAAGCAAATCTAATGAACCAAGGTTATGCAAATCAGATGAATAACGCCGGCACCGCAGCGGGTTTAGTAGGCCAACGCGAAGGGTTAGCGCAAAACCCTATTAATACAGGCGCAACAACACAAAGCGCAGCTATTCAACCGGCCAAAGATTACTACTCTATGAGTCAGTTGAATAACGCGGATCAAGAAGATTTACTTAATAGATTTATGTCATTACGCTATGGACTAGCACAACCAGCACAAACAATGGTTAAGCAAGGTTCTGGCGGTTTCTTTGGAGGACTTATGAAAGGTTTTTGTTTTGTAGCGGGTACTGAAATTGCAACACCAGAAGGTGGCAAGGTTATTGAAACGTTTGTAAATGGTGATACTGTTATCACGTTGGGTGCGGTTAATGATGTAATTGCATTGCATGATATGGGCGAAAAAGAAACACATCGCCTTGAAACTGTATCTTTTGGCGTAACAACTACGCCTACAGAAAAGGTATTAACTCCGGAAGGCTTGAAATTAGTTAGTGAATTGGTAGTTGGCGAAGTTATTATGACGGTTAATGCTTATGAACCTGTTACATTAAGCGAAGCAACTGGCAATACTGAACACGTATACGAATTGCAATGTACTGGTGATAACTTATTCTATGCTAACGGTATTATGGCGGAAGGTATCAACGAAGAAGAATTGAAAGCTATTGCCGAAGCACCAGAAGAAGCACCGGAAGAAACACCGGAAGAAAAGCCGAAAAAGAAAACTACAAAGAAATCTAACAAATCTGATGAACCAGTAGACGAAGAAAGCGAAGATAACAAGAAAGTAGAGGAATAACACAATGGGCGTAATCTACGTTAAAGATTTTGAACCATGGGCGGCGTTGGGTGAATTAGCCGGTCAATATTTCTCACACCGTTTAGGGGCATTGCAAAATAATAAAATGGCTAAAGGCTATCAAGCAATGTTAGGCGGTGGTGGCGGGGAACAAGACCCGAACACTCCGCAAATTGTGGATAATAATAACCGCATGGCGGGAATGGGTATGCAACAACCTAATAGCGCCGGTCAAATCAACCAGTTATTATCTAATTCCAATAACACATTTGCCAATAACTTGATGCAAAAGAATAATATCGGCTTATGGGGCGGTCAAAATCCAGCCGCACCAGCGCAACCGATGCAAGCTAACACAGATGCGCCAAGTAATCCGGTTACGGATCAGCGCTTTAACGCTTATATGAATGAGCCAAGTCCTACACTACAAAAGCAGTTGCAAGCACAGGCAGCGCAAGCACCACAAATGCCAGCGGCGCCAGCGCAACCGCAACAAAACACGGGGTTATGGAATTTTCAAAATCTAAATAATACTGGCATTAATACTGGTATACCGCAAACATATCAAGAAATGATGCAACAAAGACAAAACGCACCTTTTCATGGGGCGCCCAATTCGGCCGTAAATGGTAACGCCGATGCGGATAAAGCGCCGGGACAATACTCTATACCAGATAAAGCAAGCGTAACAAGCGAAGCACGTAAACAACTAGGGGCGAATACACTCGCCCTAGTTAAAGCCGGTTTTGATTTTAAGACGGCGCAAGGTTTAGCCAGCGAACAATATCAAACCGACGTTAATAATATGTACATGCAGCAAGTCAACGAATATCAAGAAAAAGTGCTTGAACCAATGCGCCAACAAATCATGAATAATCTTGTATTTACGCAAGATAAAGACGGCAATCCGGTTGTAGATACATACAACACAAAACGGGTTAAAGGGTTAGCGCCAGCCGTTGCAAGATATAATTATCTAGCAAGTAAGGTAGGCGCTGGCACCATTGATATGAATAACTTGAATTCTATTGCGGCGCTTGATAAACCGGATTACAAATTTAGTAGTGCGCAAAACGGCCATATTGTACGTTACAACATGGGCGACGGTACTATTCAAGACATGGGCGGTTATGGCAAGGTTGAAACGAAACAATTTGCGAACGGCCAAGTTATCGTTATGACTCCGGACGGCCAAATGAAAAATATTGGTAATTTCGGGGCGAAAAACATTAAAGTTATGCCAGACGGTAAAACGTATATTGTTGGTACGGACGGCAGCATGAAATATGTAGGTACGCACGTTAAACCGGCAACGGCTACACAGTCCGGCACTAGTGGTTATAATGCGCAAGTGTTACGTACGTTATCAGCGCAACATACCGCATGGGTTAAAGCTAACCCGGATAAAGCAGAAACTGAAAGCCCTTATTATGGGCAGTTACAAAGCGCATTAAGCGGTGCGCCTACTGCTGGCGGTGGTGGTGCTGCTGGAACACCTACAGTTAAACGTCAGCCGACATATTCAAGCGAAGAACAAGCAGCAATTTCCAAGCGAATGAACGAACTATCAGCGCAAGGCTGGAGCGACGACCAAATAGCGGCGGAACTTGATGCGGCCGGATACGGTCAGTATAAATCGTGGTTAAAATCTTATTAATAAAAGGGGTAGACTATGGGTGCGTTTGATGATATTACAAGCCAATACGGCAAGGCAGCTGGAAACGGTAACGCCTTTGAAGATATAACAACCGAATACGGTTATGACGTAGGCAACGCGCCCAAGCCTACGTTTTGGGATAGCGTTAAAAACAATGCCGAATATGTTGCTAATGGCGTTAAAAACAATATCGAATGGATTGATAAAACCGGCAAAGAAATTAATGACAATGTAGGTAATACATTAATAAATTGGAAAAATGATGTAGTAAGCAAATCAAATAATTTAGGCAATGAGTATTCTAAAAGTGCTGCTAATGCCATTGAAGCGAATGGGGATAATTTCTCAGCATTTGACGATAACGGCGACTTTGTCAACGAATATGCTACGCCGGGGTTAGGTAAGGCGCGAGTAGAAACATATAATACCGCAGTTGGCAAGCCGGCTGGATATCTAGCAATTACTCCGTATGTTCCACCACCGGTGCGAATAGCTGCCGGCGTTCTTGCTGCACCTACGATTGCAAGTGATACGGTAGAAATGTATAACGCCAATGAAACCGCAGAAAACGAAGGAACGGCACCGGACGGAATTTTAGGGAATAAATATATAGCTACGGCAAAAAATGTATTAGTTGACCCAGTTGCGGAACCGGTTGGGCGTTTGGTTGATGATCCGGGCGAATTCGCAAAGAATATTGCCATGAACCCTACTAATTTATGGGATAACGTGTTTTTACCGGCGGCTATGATACATGGGGCAACACCTAAAAAGGTATCTGGCGCAATCGGTGAGCGTGTAGGACGTGCGGCGGAACATATCAAAGAAAAGGCATCTAATGCCTTTGAAGATATTGGCGAACGTTTTGCAAAAGATACACCAAAACTTGAAGAAGGCATTACCTATAATGCGTTTGATGATATACCAGTACCGGAAGAAACTGCAAATACTGTAGAACCGCGCGAATACTCTGAAGGCGGTTTGAACGGGAAACCTATGGAAGGTGAAACCGGTAATATCCAAGCGGATATATATAACCGATACCGCCAGAACGGTTTGAGCGACGTTGAAGCGGCTGCCATGACTGGTAATATTGGCGCTGAAAGTAGTTTTAGCACTACTGTTACAAGTGGCGACGGCTACGGTTCCCGTGGTTTGGTTCAATTTACTGGTGATAGATTGAACGGCGAAAAAGGTTTGTTAAAATTTGCGGAAAGTCGCGGGTTGGATCCGTGGGATTGGAGAACGCAAGTCGATTTCAGCGTATGGGAATTACACAATACCGAAAGCGCTGCACTTGAAGCAATGCGCGCAAGACCAGATGCAACACCGGCGGAAATGGCGAAAATCATTCGTGAAACATACGAAAGACCAGACCCAGCAGTAGCAAATGACGCAATGCGTGCAGAAATTGCAGAAAATACCTTTAAAGGCAATTACGGCAAATATGAAAATGGGCCACGTGATGTATCTTTTAAAGATAATACGCTAGACCCTAATTATCGAAACTATGAGCAACCATTCAAAGACGAGTTTATAGAAAACGAAAAACCAGTAAGCGGCGAAGAACCACATACCGATTTAAACAGTTTTGTAGAAAATACCGATAAAAAACAGGTTAAAAACGAAGATTTAGGTATAAACTATCAAGGCGAAAGCGAAACGGCCCGTACAGGCGAAATAAACGAATTTCAACCGAAAGACCGCATAAATACTGACTTTGTAGAGGGTAAAAAACCTAAATTTGAAGAAAAAGCACTTGAAAACGATGCAAATACTCAATTTAGGTATGAAGAAGATGCACCAAACGAAAGTTTACGAAATGCACTTGACGATTTACCGCCAAAAGCAAAAGAAACTATCATAAACGAATTAAAAAATGATGTATCTGAACCACGATATACCGAATTAGAAAATAAAGTACAATCTAACACGGAATTATTGAAAGACTTAAACAAAGCCACAAAGCCAGATATTTCAAAAACGGAACTTGATGCGGTTAAGGTTCGATTATCTGAAAACCTAGATGTACCAGTTGAACGATTGAACAACGAATATATGGAAATGGTTCGCCGTGATCGTGCTGCCGAACTAATTGCAGATACGCAAGAGTTGAAATTAATGCAAGCAGAACCGGCAGAAGGTGGCGTAAGCAAGTACGCGCAGCAACCAAGCCAGCTTTTAGACAATGCAACGCATGAGCAAGTACGCGATGCAGTTGTAAAAGCCTTTGACGGCAACGAAGCAATGGCGAATAGATACATGGAAAGTAAAGGCGTAAGACCTACGGAACCGCTACAATATAGCGTTAAAGGTAATGAAACGCCACATACTGGCATTGATGAAGTAGGGCGGTTAGGCCGAAGCGTAACACGCAAGGAAATTCTTGATGCGGTTAATAACCTATTCAATCAACGCGTTAAAAGTGGCCGTTTGGGCCGTGATAATGTACGCGGCTGGTATAACACAAAAACCGATGTAATTCGTAGCGGTAATTATGGCGAAATTCCAACAATCATGCATGAGTTAGGCCATTATGTGGATAACTATTTTAATTTTAGTAAAGATGCACGATTTAACGGCGAATTTAACCGTGTAATTCAAGACCGGTTCGGTAAAGCATACAACAAATTAGGTATGGACGGCATACGCGGCGAAGGCTATGCAGAATTTTTCAAGGATTATGTAAGTGATCACGCAAAAGCTAAACGGGAATTTCCAGAATTCTATAATCATTTTACGGAAGCGATTAAGAAAGAACCGGAATTAAACGGCATAACCAATAAATTATCGCAGCTGGTTCACGAATGGCACCGTCAAGGCGGCGCGGAACGTATCAAGGGGAGCATTTCATTTGAAAGTAAGGGGAAAGTTAGCCAAGCTATTGATGCGGTTAAACGTGGCGAAGTTAAAGATGCAATAGCCAAAGCAAAAAGCGAAGCATATACCGCGTTTGTTGATGAGTTAAACCCGTTAAAAGAATTAATGGATCAAATTGAAAAAGAAACGGGCGAAAAAATAGCGTTTGAAGATAACGTGTTCTTTCAAGCGTGGTTAGCGCGTGGCTGGGCCGGTAAGGCTGAAGCACTTCTTGAACACGGTGCACCAGAACGTGGCATAAAAGGACTTGAAGAAATTGTAAATACTATTAGCAAAAAGGAACATAAAGATTTTTCCGCATACCTTGTAGCATTGCATGATTTAGATTTACACCGCAATAAACAAAAAGCAACGTTTGATTATTTAGACGATGCTGCCGTTGTAGGTAAACATGCGGGCAATGAACATTTCCAAAAGGCGGCTAAAGAAATTTATAAATATCAAGATTATCTATTGCAAATGCTAGTGAAAGAAGGAATGTTGACGGTTAAGGCATATCACGCAATGCGTAAAATGTACCCGCATTATATTCCATTCTTCCGTGAAATGTCAGACGTTGGCATGCAATCGTTCTTATCTGGTAGTAAAGGCTTTATTGATGTATCTAGTCCGGTTAAACGTTTTAAAGGTAGTACGCGCGATATTATTGATCCGTTGGAAAGTATCATAAAGAATACCTTCCAATTTGTTAATGCAATAGAACGCAATCACGTTGGCCGTACATTCGCAAAACTTGCCGATAAACCGGGAATGGGGAGAATTGTCGAACGTGTACACGGAAACAAAGCAGCAACAGATAATACCTTTAATGTTTGGGAAAACGGCAAAAAGACAACGTATGAAACAACGCCGGAATTAGTGCAAACTATGCGCATGTTAGATAAGGAACAATCAAACATGGTTGTTAAAATATTGTCTTATCCGGCAAGCTGGTTACGTGCTGGCGCTACATTGTCATTAGAATTTATTTTGAGTAACCCTGTACGCGATATGATAGGCGCTACAGTTTACTCAAAACATGGTTTTATTCCTATTGTTGATACCTTTAAGGGACTAGCGTTATACCTAAAAAAAGGCGATTTATTCTGGGAATACCAAAAATCCGGCGCAGCACATGCGGCAATGGTTTCGTTAGACCGTAATTATTTAGGCGGTAAAGTTCGCGATATTGTTAGACGTGAAAGCAAATTCACGAAGTTAATTAAAAACCCTATTGAAGCATTGCGTGCTATGAGCGAAGCATCAGAAATGGCAACGCGGTTGGCTGAATTTGATAACGCCAAAAAAGGTTATACAAGTATTGGCAACCGTTTGTTCAGTAAGGAAAGGGCGCCTTTATCTACACGCGAAGCAGCACTTGAAAGCCGTGATATAACGCTAGATTTCAGCCGTAGAGGTACACATACAAAGAAATTAAACCAAATAATAGCCTTCTTTAATGCTGCAATCCAAGGTACTGACAAAATGGCACGTACATTTATGGAAGATCCGCGCAGAACAACAATTAAAGCATTTCTTTATATCACGCTCCCTAGTATTATGCTATGGAATTTAAATAAAGATGATCCGCGCTATCAAGAAATACCGCAATGGGAAAAAGATACATTCTGGATTATTCCGGGCAAGGAAAATATGTATCGTATTCCTAAACCATTTGAAGCGGGTATTTTATTCGGCACGGCGTTTGAAAGAATGTTACAGTACATGGACGATAAGAAAAACGGGCGCAAAAGCGTTGGTTTTGACGGTTTCGGTGAACGTGTTATTGATAGTATGACACCTAGCCTTATGCCTACTGCAATGATACCAGCCTTTGAAGCTATGACTAATAAATCATTGTTTAGACAACGTAATCTCATTCCACAATCACAGGAAAATTTACCGGCACGCCTACAATACGGCGCTAATACAAGCGAATTAGCAAAATTCGTAGGTGATAAATTTAACGTTTCGCCATATATTGTAGACAATACAATAAGAGGGTATGGCGGCGGACTTGCTGGTTCCGGTTTGAGCATTATTGATGCTATTTCTGGCGCAAAAGAAAATAATGCATCTAAAAAATGGTATGAAGCGCCGGGCATAAGACGGTTCGCGGTGGCGCCTTATCAATCATCGGATAGTGTACAGAGGGTATATGATGATTATAAGGAACAAGAAAAATTGCATAATGAATTCAAATTAACAGGGCAACGGCCAGAAGGATACGATGCCAAAGAATTCGCCAAACTCAAAAGTGCAAGTGATAGCCTAAAGGGTTTGAACAAAGCATCTAAAGCGATCATTAACAATGAACGCATGAGCGGCGAACAAAAGAGGGAACAATTAGACAAAATCAATATGAGAAAAGCCAATATAGCGCGCAGCGTTTATGGTTTAGGTAAGGTTAAATAAAGGGGCGCATAATGGAGTTTATTTTGAAGTTTTTTGTTGAGGGTTGGAACTCTTTAACAGATAGTTTTATATTGAAAGCAATATTAAGCGGTGCGGCTGCCGTTGCTATATGGGTGATTGGAATTAAACACGTCCAGATTTTGGGCGTGTTTATTTTATTGGTATTCATCGACCTTTTCACTAAATGGGCGGCCATTGCCTATCAAATGTTAATTGATGAATACGGATACGATAAAGACCAAATGGCCGTATGGGAAAAGTACCGCGCAATACCGCTTGCGTTTGAGAAGGGCCTAATTTCCAGCCGATACATGCGAAAAGGGTTTGTGTTTAAAATCCTAACATATGTAGTAGCTACAATGGCGGCCGTGTTATTCGATGAAATGAGCGGCCAAAAGCAATTCGCGGTATCGTTGGTTTGGTTATATTTGGGTTCCTGTGAATTCCTATCTATTATGGAAAACCTACGCGACGGCGGGAATGTGATGCTAGGTAAATTCCTTGATTTAATCCGAACAAAAATTGAAAACAAGGTGAAATTATAAGGGGGTACCATGAGAGGTATTGACGTAAGCGAAAATAACGGCGTAGTTGACTGGGGCGCAGTAAAGGCTAATGGGTTTGATTTCGCGATCATTCGCATCGGTTATGGCCGTGGTAATTTAGATAGTGAATTCTATAACAATATTAACGGCGCTATTAATGCCGGTTTAGCGGTTGGCGTATATCATTATTCGTATGCTATGAACGAAGAACACGCAGCAGAAGAAGCGGAATTCGTTTTGAATACACTTAATGATGCCGGCTTAACTGTGGATAAGTTACCAATGGGCGTATGGTTCGATATGGAAGATGCTGATGACTACAAGGCAGAACGTGGCATGCCAACAGACCAGCAACTAACTAATATATGCAGCGTGTTCATTAATAAGTTATGGCAAGCTGGTTACGTAAATACCGGCTTATATGCTAGTTATGACTGGCTTGTAAATGTATTAGATATTAGCCAGTTGGGCGGGTGCGCTATTTGGTGCGCACAACTAAATAGTCAATGCGATTATGAAGGCGCTAATTTGTGGCAATATACATTTACTGAAAACATTGAAGGCAAGGAATTTGATGCGGATTTAGTATTGAATTGGCCTATCTAACGGGGGTATTGTATGGATACTATCAAGCAATTCATAAGGGCGTATTTACCAGTTATCACAGTAGCATTGCTTATGCTACTGGTGGTAGTCGCTGGCTTATTCGCCTATAACGTAATGCATACCAAAAAGCTACAAGAACCGGTTATTATCAATCAGACCGTGGCGAAAAACCCGGTTAAATTAGGGGAAGCGCTTAACGTATCGCCAGATGTAGCGAAGGAAGTTATTGCGTATAAGGAAACCGCGCAGCCGGTAGTAACGTATTACACGCAAGCGCCAACGCTACATGATGCGGCAGTAGTTACGAAAAACGCCATTAAAGAAAAATCGCCTACTATTCCAAAGGAAGCTATAGAAAAAAGTGATAGAACTGCCGTTGTTGAAAATACCGATGAACAAAAGATTGATGTATATAAGATTAATCTTAACAAAGTGCATCGTGTAATGGGTGGCGTTACAGTATTGGAAACGGGTAAGATATACGAAACGGTATGTTATCAAGCTGGCGACTTTCAAGGCCTAGCGCATTTTGACGGTAAGCATTTCAAAGGGGCCAGCGCGCTTTATACATTTGCGAAATGGTAGGTGATCCGATTATCTCCGAGTTGCACGGATTGCAACAGTAAACTATTAGTTGACAGTTGGAAAGGAAATATTATGAAAACATTTACATTTGAAGGCAAAACTCATATGTTCGCGGAAGAAGTAGAACCAAAGAAGGACGGTTTATATACCGCAACTTTAACAGACCATAATAATAAACGTTGTGAAATGTGGTTCGTTAATGGCGAATTGAAACGCCTTGTTGAATTAGACTAATAAGAAAGGGGTACCATAGCGGTACCCCTCTTTTTTATTTTTGACGGCAAAAATACGGCAAAAATTTCATAATAAACTATATGATTTTGTGGATATGAATTCTTAAAAATTGTTTTGGCCAATCAGTTAAAAACTACACCATGCTATTTTATGGATAAAAAATATTAAATCCGATATAATATATTGATATAAAATACAGGCTATAAAGTACCATGTTTAATAGGGTTTATTATTAAAACGGCAGAAATTCGTCAAAAATAATTAGCCGAAAATATCGGCAACCTTATCAGCTGCCTTTAGTCGCATATCATCTGAAAAATGAACATATGTATTTAATACTGTTTGTATACTATCACCTAATAGGGCGGATACCGTTTTTATATCTACGCCATTTGATAATAATTTAGTTGCGTATGTATGGCGTAGATCATGAATTGAGTTATATGGCAAGAACCTTTTCATAATTCGTGTTGCGCCCCAGCTGGCACTAACTTTATTATTGAAAAGGCGTTCAGTCGAACATGTTTCTTTGTATTCTTTCAAGATATTGGTTAATATTGGCGGAATAGGTAATTGCCTATAACTATTTTTAGATTTCAACGGTTTCAAGGCATATTTATTGTAATCAATCGCCCCGAATTGCTGCACTACATTAATAATATTGTTATTCAAATCGACATTTCCCCAAGTAAGGCCAATGATTTCGCCATATCTCATGCCGGTATAAGCAGCAATAGAAAATATAACATAGTATTTATAATTTTTAGGTTTTAATGCTTTTAAAAATGTTTCTATTTCTGTATCTGATAATACCTTTATTTTTGTAGGTTCATTATCCTTAAAACGTGGTATTGTTTTCAATTCGTTTGTAGGAATTATTTTGTATTGGTTCGCCGCATAGTTAAATAAACGCTGAATTGTACCCAAAGCAAGGTTTTTTGTGGTAGTTGAATATAAACTATCATTCAATACCCTTTTAACTTGATACGGCGTTATATTCGCTATTTTTTCGTTAAATATAGGCTTAAATATATCAAATGTACGTGTATAGGCCTGTAATGTATTAAATGTACGCGGCTTATTCTCTTTCATATAAATGTTAAAAAAATCAATAAGAGTTATATTTCTAAGACTATCATCGGTTGCGGTGATAGTCTTTTTTAGTTTATCAATGATCGTTTGGGCGTGGATTTTTGCCGCTTTTTGCGTTTCAAAACCCTGTTTAGATTTCTGGCGCCAGCGGTTACCGTCCTTGTATGAAACGATACATTGATACCCTTTATCCTTTTTTCTTATGGTTATATTGCATTGCATCGTCTAATTCCTTTAATGAATAACTTGCTATGTAATGAGCGCCAACAGTTAAGGCAACTACTAAAAGCAATAAAATATATCGGTGTTCTTCCCAAGACATAAGGCCTAATATCATACCAATAATAAGGTACAGGATACTTTGATAAAAGGCTACATTAATTGCATCTTTTTTACTCATGGTATACCCCTTTATTTAACAATATATGCGCGAATGTATCCGCATCATGTTCCAGCTTTATGCGTAAATCGTTATCTATTTCCTTAAATAAATCATAATCCTTATGAAGGAATATATGCCCTAATTGATGAGCCAGCGCCATGCGCTGCTGGCGCCTACTCAACCGGCTATTTATAATAATAGCCTTTTTTATCTCCGGTTTTATCATTACGCCGCTAACACAAGCCGGCAATGGTTTATATATAACTTTAATATTTAATTTACTTGCTATGTGGCGCGGTTCGTTTGAGCCGTGCGAATTAATCAAATCTAAGACAAAAGAACACATATTGAACATGCTAACAATTCCCCTTGAATATATTAATCGTCTAATACCGCTTTTAACACTTTGGATATTTTAGCTTTTTGTGATGCCGTCAATTCACGATCACCATAATAACAAATCAAAGCATTATCCGTAATTTTCTTTAAATCAATAGAAATTTCTTGCTTTTTGACTTTAGGCGCTCCCTCTACGCCGTCGGTAAAATAACCTATTGGAACACCGAAATATTCCGATAATATTTTAATATTTTTTAAACTAGGATTGCTTTCTCCTTTCTTCCAACGTGAAAATGCACTTTGCGGAATTTTGGTATCTTTTGAAATTTGATATGCTGATACGCCTGTTTTTCGCATTAATTCCTCGATTTTGTTGTATAGCATAATGTACCTCGCTAAATATAAACAGACTATTTAACATTTTTAAAAAGTGTTTACTAGACTACTTACTAAAACGGAAGTACAATATAGCCATAAGGTACTTATGAAATCGTAAGTGTCTTGAAGTTTTGATATAGCAAGTGTGGCGTCGAAAATCATCACTTGCTATATCGCAAGTATACCATTTTAGAAAGCGGGGTGTAAACCATAAAAACAGTAACAAAAAATGTTTTTAAACTCATGGATAGCAATGGTGTTACCGCTTATAAACTATCCAAAGAAACGGGAATTTCCGAAAGTGTTATTTCCCGTTGGCGTAGTGGTGAACAATCGCCAAGCCTTAGCAGCCTTGTAAAGGTTGCGCACTTCTTTAATTGTGGTTTGTCGGAATTGATGAAAGGAAGCGAATTATGAAACTAACGTATACCGTAGAGGAAGTAGCCGAAGTATTAGGTGTTTCTAAATCGTCGGTATACAACTTAAAAAATAATGGCACCATACATGCTATTGAAAAACTACCCGGTTTGTTGTTTAGCGTTGAAGAAATTCACAGCTTAGTTATGGTGAATGACGAATACAATACATTCAATTACAGATTATTAAAAAAGAAGTGTGAAGCGCTAGAAACCGAAAATGCAAAACTAAAAAATAGTATAAAAAAAATCACCAGCGATGTACTGGAGATTACGGGGGAATTTGTCAATGACTAGCATTATGAAAATTGTAGGTTTTGTATTGTTGTTAGGTACGCCGGGATCATTAGAGATTGACGTATTAACATTTTATGAAGCAATGTTGCAAGGCCTATTAGGTGTAACGCTGCTATATAGTGGCATCTATATTGATAAATTAAAAAAGGCCCAATAGTAACGGCAATTACTAAAGGGCAGATGCGAAAAGTGAGTTATTAAAGCATCTTAACCGCATAATATCATATGCGCGTTAGGGTGGCAAGGTGAAAATATGGATAAAAAAGAAATGTTGGAATGTTTAGATAAATTCGACTCAATCAAAGAAGCGATAAAGGCCGTAGATGAAAACATTTACATGTGTATCACGTTTACATTATCTTCATTTGAAAGCGGGATTAAGTACCACGTTTGCGCGATTAGAAGAAAGAAATATGTAAAATTCGCGTTAAAAGGTTTTAAGGATACTTATTTGGAAAACGAAAAAATGATTAATAATCATAACGAAGTATTGGAAATGTTAGAAAGGGAAACCATAAATGAGTAGCATCTACGAATTAAACAAAGATTATGCGGAACTATCCGCGATGCTTGAAGCAGCGGAAACGCCGGAAGAAATCGAAGCAATTCAAAACACATTAGAAATGCTTGATTTATCCATTGAAGAAAAAATCGAAAACACGGCCAAATATATGATTAATGTTGAAGCCGATATACAAGGCATCAAGGCTGAAATTGATAGATTGAACAAGATTAAAAAGTCAAAGGAAAGCACCATTGAAACCTTGAAAAATAACATTGAATATTCAATGAAACAAAAAGGCATTGAAAAGTTAGAGGTCGGAACGTTCAAAGCTGGTTATCGGAAAAGTGAAAGTGTTGAAATTATCAACCTTGATGTAATTCCGGCGGACTTTACAAAAGTTGAAATTAAAGCCGATAAAACGGCGATTAAGAAAGCACTTAAAGCCGGTGAAGCGGTGGAAGGTGCAGAAATTAAAGTAAACCAGAATTTCTATATTAAGTAGGCGGTGAAACATGGAATTTAGAACACTAAAAGCGAATGAAATAGATTGCCGTATTCAATCACTAAACGAAAAGAATGGGAATGTAGGTGCAGTAGTGCTGCTATACAAAGATGC